ACTGCGTCGAAACGTGCGTCTACTTTGTCGTCTATTTTGTTTACTGACTTGTGCAGGTCTAGGAGTCGGTCGCGTACGTCGGTTACGAGTGCGCGCCCTTCGGCGTGTTGCGTTGTGTTCTCACGGCGTAGGCGTACTAGTTGTACGATTGCGCCGACGACCGCGCCGAGCGCAAGCGTTAATACTGTTACTATTCCGATCCATTCGGCCACGCCGAAACCCGGACCGTCTACTATCGTTGTCGAAGCTTGCGCGAGCATGGCACTACGCGACTAGTGCGCGAAGATCGTTTACGCGGAACCAGTCGCACCACGGCCCGGCGGACGGTGCCGCTTGCCATGATCCCCAAAGCTCACCCATAGCGGCGAGCGTGACACAAAGCCGACCGTCGGCGGCGTATTCGGCTACAAGGTTTGACCCTGCGATACCCGGTTTAAGTTCCATCCACGGGCCAATCGGGCCGCCGGGTGTACCCGACCAGCAAGACACAACTTGCCCGCCGTCGGTGAGCGCTATAAATTCGTCGCGCTTGTCTGTATTAACCATATGGAACATATCGGTATCTTTCGTAGAAATCGGTCCCGGTGTCGGCGTTGCCGTACGGATTGCGTTTACTAGTTGCTGGTCAAACGTCGCGCGGTCCGGGTGTCGGCTCCACGCGTCGGAACGGTCGGCCGGTTGAACGGTGCCGTGGCAGAACAGACCGACGCGGTTAAGTGCGTCCGTTCCTACCCATTGCGCAGCGGCGTTTACGTCAATGCCTAGCGACTGCCATAGTTCGCGGATAGCTGAACCGGCGCGCGTAATCATTGCTTGCGTATTCGGGTCGTTAGGGGAAAGGTCCGCCGAGCGGCCCGCTAAACAGATATGCCACGTACGCGAATTGTAGCCAGCACTAGCTACGCTGAACGTCGTAAAATCCGGTGGCACAAGGTAAACGGTTTCGTCGCTGTCAACGATTGCCGCATACGATCCCGGATCGGTACGCCGCGCAATATACGCCGCTAACGCGCGTGCGCTACCCGGCCCGGTTGAGCCTTCGGAAGTGTGAACCCCTACCGCCCACGTCGGACTAGCGTTTCGCGACGTATAAAACTGTCGCGACTTAGGCGGATTATCTAACAGGTAGTAGGTCATAGGTTCCTAGAACGTTTGAACAATTAGTGAGCGACTCGAAAAGTTTACGTTACCGCCGGTTGAGCGATATTTAAGAATAAACGTATGCGGACCCGCGGTTAAACCCGTAATGACGCGCGAGCTAAAAACGTTCGCGGCGATCGGTGAAGACGCATTAGAAAGCCCGACGATACTTGCCCTTATAATCCCGTCAATATATAAGTTAACAAAGGCGGTTTGAGACGTTGTTTCTAACCCAATGTACGCGCCCGCGGAAACCAAAACGCGGCCCGTCTGCGTAACGTTAATAGTTACAGTCGGCCCCGCCGTCGGTGTCGAGTCAACGTCCACGGTAGAAGACGTAGTAAACGTCGCGTTAATTTCTGCAAACTGCCACGGTTGCGTAGTGTCTTGCGCGCGCGGTGCGGTTTCGAGCGCACGAATACGCGATTCCATACCACGAATATAAGTAGATAAATCTTCGGGTAGCGGAATGTCCGGCATTAGTTAGGTTCCTCTCCCAAGATTAACGAAACCGCTTCGGTTCCTTCGTCGTCTACGCTAACGTTCCACCCGACTATTCTACGGTACTGGTCGAGACCATCCGGGAAACGTGGCGAAAGGTTCGGCGGGATAATCAAACGGCACGCGTCGCCCGTAATGTACGAACCGAAAACCGGGTCTAGGTCTGCGCGTACCGTGATTTCCGGTAGCACGACCGGCGTAGCTACTGCCGTGATACGTCCGGCGGTAAGCGCGTCTAGTTGTGTTTGCCCGTCAGTACCGCGCGTACGTTTAGAAGCGGTCACTTCCTCTAGTAGCGGATAGCCGGGACCGCCTGACGTGCCGGGCAGAATTTGGAACGTATCAGCGGCGGAGCTAATAAGCATCGCGTCGCCTTCGCCGTTGCCGGTCGCCCATACTTTATTTGCTACGCGGGTACCGTCGGACGGCCACGTAAATTCGGTTACGTTGCGACCTACTTCGAATACGTGACCGGATCGGGAGAAGTTACGGCCGCGACGCGGATAGGAAAGAGTTAACGTTTTGTCTACGGTGCCGCCGCTATTCCATGCGTACGAATAGTCATACTCAAAACCGGCGTCGGCTTTCGCTAGTTCCTCGATTACGTCGCCTACGGTCTGTAGTTCGTAGCGGTCTAGTTCTAACGTTACCGGCGGCTCTGTAAACGTTGGGGCTATTTCGCGTACTACCGTTACGTTTACGTTTCCGCCTTGCGCAGCTTGCGCCGTCGTTATGACAGTCTGCGCGATCGTAGTCGCGGTAGATGCGGTAAAGGTTTGGTCGTAGTTTACGATCCGTCGCCGCCAGTACGAACCATCATCGGAAGCGCGTACGTCTCGGGACTGGTCGCTATCGTTGTAGGCCGCTACCCAAATAATACCGCACCACACGATAACGCCGTCGCGCTCGATAATGAGCATACGCCGGGCTTCGTCTACAGCATCGTTTAGAAGTGTCGCTAGCGCGCGGTTTGTTTCGCTATTAGGTGCCGGTAGTGCGAGCTTGCCGGATGCTTGACCTACGTCGTTTAGGCGTGCGCCGAAACTGAGACCGGCTAACGGTAACTCGGTTATGCGCGTACCGGTTCGAAGGTCCGCGGCTATACAACGGTATTCGGCCATAGTTAGACGCGCGCGCCGCCGATCAAGTAGGCGCTCAACTGCGGCGCGATCGGGTCGATGTTGTTGGGAATAGCTACGGTGTCAAGTAGACGTGCGGTGCCCGTTGAATGGTAGGTAAATAATTCAATATAATCACCGGCGGCAAGCGGCAACGTTGCAGAAATCGCTACTGGTGCGAATGTGGTGGTCACACCCATCATTCGCGTAACTGCAGCTCCGTTTACGTAAATACCGACAATAGGGTTAGTAACCGAAGAAGAATCGTAGCGAATGTACCCGTTAACGGCGTACATTCCGCCAAGACCGGCCGGGATAGTAATACGCGAAATGTTTGTTGCCGTAGAATGGTAATTGTCGGAATCGTAAAACTCATAGTTAAGCGCGATTACGGTAGGAGTTACGTTGTTTATTGCTTGCTGGAGTGTATGGCCGAGGTGGACGCCATGCGTGCGCGAAATGCTAGGAAGATCACGCCACGCCGTACCGTCGTAACTCATAAACCGGTTCGTAGTACCGGTGACAATTTGCACATTTTGCCCTGCATAGGGAACCGGTATAAATTGGTCGCGTTGCGTAGTTGAGCCGAAGGCGGGACACGCGTTTAGAATATTCGCCATAGTCCGAAGGTCGGTAATATCCGCGGTGTTAATAGCAGTATCGCCAGCCGCAACCGTGATACGTGCAAGAACCAGCGCATTAGGAAACGAAGCTAACGAAGGGTCTGCGGGAGACGCCGCCGGAGTACCAGTAACAACGGTAATACGCGCATCGTTCGTAGCACCCGAATAAAACGCGTCGCGAACCTGAGCAATAACTAAATCCCTACGACCGTTCGTAGCATCAGCCGCCGAGATCGAAAGGTTAACGGTGCCGTCGTTCCATACATGATACGCACCCTGATTAGCGTTCTGCGTGCCACGAATAAACGCGCCACCCGCCGCAACGTTAACCGACATATTCGGCGTACCGTTCTGCGTAACCGCAAAATCGGCACCACGAGCCACGCCATGCGCCGGGTCACTCGACGCGACACCACCCGCAAACGAACCAGTAGCCGCGCCCAACATACCGCCAAGCATTAACCGCGTTTCCTCGGCCGGATGCGAACCCGCCTGCAAAAAGATAGGGACACTACGAACAGTCATAACAAAACCTTTCTAAACCCACGCAGAGCGGAAGGTAAACGAGACAGAACCGGAACCGGAAGTACCAGCAAGACGAACCGTATTGTCACCCGGTGCAAGGTCCCACCATGAGGAACCCACGACCAGCGACGAATAACGCGAAGCCGTACCGTTAAGCAATACCGAACGGTCAAGCGACGAAACGACTAGCGTTTGCCCTGCGCCTACTGAAATAGTAAACGCTATAGCCTGTCCGGTCGTCACGTTCTCTAGGACCGGGTTAACGATGGGACCGGCAATAGTCGCGACCCACGGCGCGGCAAACTCTCCGGCGTTAGTAGCGACAAACTGCCCGCCAGTAACCGCACCGCCAAACGAAAGCGGAAACGTAATAGGGAACACTAAACCGGTACCGGAAACCGAAGCCTGCGAAACGGATTGCGTAGTAGCCGCCTGCGAATAAATACGCGGGTCAGTCGCCCAAAACTCGACGGCCGCGGAACCATGCCCGAAGAAATACGAACGATCCACCGGCAACGATAAACGCCGCACCCGCGCCCCAACCTCGATAGAGATACCGCCCGCTACGCCGGGAATTTGAAACACTAGCGGCAACTCATCACCCTGACCGGGAACAAGCGCACGAGAAAAATCTGACCATACCGTTTCGTCCGGATGCGCTGCGACTACCTCGACCTGCGCCATAAGAGAACGCCCGCCGAGAAGATCAGTACCGGCGAATAGCCCGTGAGCGCGCGCCCGGATTTGGTCGCTAGTGCGCACCTCGGGCGAGTCATGCAACCCGGTTAGCTGCGTAATCTGATACGGCGAACCGTCGCCGCCGATCGTTAAACCGTTATACGTAAACGTCCAGTCGCTAGGCATCAGCCCGCCACCTTCGTAGCCCATAGAACTTCTTTACCGATTTCGTACGGTGAGGCTTGCGCGTTAGTTACGTACACGTTTACCGTTCCGCCGCCCATTGCGTCGCCGCCCATCATTCGTTTCGTGTCCGGGTTTGAGAAGATACGAACACTAGAACCGACTTTATAGCCAAGCTCGGGACCGCGTTCGCCAACGATAAACGGACCGTCCCCGACCATACCGCCAGTCGCGAACGTGGGAATTCTGAATTCTGCACCTGCAATAAGCGCGCCGACGCCCGTGTATTTTACCCAATCGGGGACTTTGAACCCGAAGCCGCCGATGGTGCTATTCCAAAGATTCTTAATTCCGTTAAACGCCGCTTCAAACGGTGCGGTAATTGCGTTACTGATACCAGTAAACACGGTAGAGATAACATCCTTTGCGGTTTGGAAGAATCCCCACACGCTAGCGATACCTGACTTTATGCTTTCGAAAGCGCCTGAGATTCGAGACCACGCCGAACCGATAGCACCGCTAATCGCATCCCACACGGTACTAACAACGGTCCACAAAAGTTGGTAGTACGGAATCAAAATCTTTTCGATATACCAGTAAATAGCATCCCAAATAGGTTTAATTACATTGTTCCACGTTGACATCACTATGCTGGCGATACTCTCGAAAATGGTTTTTGCAACATTAAAAAGTAGCGTGTAATACGGAATAAGAATTTTTGTGATGTAGAAAACGATTGCGTCGAATACGTGACTGATAACGTTTTCCCATGCGTACGAAATTACTTGCTGAATAATTTTAAACGCATTGTCAACTACGTTTCGGAAACTCTCGACGTTTTTGTAGGCGTAAACCAAACCGCCGACAAGCGCAGCAATAGCAATTACTACGAGCATGATCGGGTTTGCTGACATAACCGCATTCAGAACCGCGGTAGCAACTGCAACCGTTTTCGAAACAACGGACACCGCCAGTAGATAACCTTTGTAAAGAAGGAAAGCAGTAGCCAAAGTACCGACGAACGGAATGATAAACGCGATCCTCTCTTGTAAAAACTTTACGCCTTCAATAGCAGCGTTAAACGCGCTACGCGCAAAATTGCCGATGCGCTCAAAAGTTCCGGCAAGACCTGACGAAGTAACGTCACCATTGCCAGCCATAAACGCCGCAAAAAATGCTTTTACAGAACCTACGATTTCAATAAAAATCGGCTTTACCGTCTCGTATACATCGCGTGCCACTAGGCCGATGCGCTCGAATACGCCAGCGAGACCCGACGAAGTAACGTCACCGTCGCCAGCTTTGAACGCTGCAAACATTGCTTTAATTGAACCGGCAACTTCCAAAATGATAGGTGCAATTTTTGCGCCGATGTCAATTAGTGCGACAGAAGCGAAAGCTTTAAACTTGTCGATAACCGGTCCAAGTCCCGTATTCATTTGTTCAAAAGCTGCGTCGGTAGCTCCGCCGGATTCGGCCATAGCCGCAAGGTTCTTTGTAAAAGTTTCGGTACCTTTACCAGTCAACGCCAACGCTGCGCCGCCCGCTTCGACAGAACCGAAAAGATCGTTAATCCCTACGTTCGTTGTCCCGGCGTATTTTTCCAACATTGCTAAAGCTTGCTGAGTATTGCCGCCGCCCGCGATAAATTCTTTAAACGACTTGCCCGAAATCTTGCTAAATACGTCAGAAGTTTTAGTTCCCTCTTTCGAAAGTTCTACAAACAAGCCGCGAAGCTGCGTTGTAGCTACTGACGTAGGAACACCCTGCGCAGTCATTGAAGCAAGCGCCGCGGTTACGTCGCCAAACTTTACGCCGAGCGCCGCCGCCGTCGGTGTCACTTGGAAAAGCGACGCGCTCATTTCCTCAAACGTTGTCTTACCCATACGAACCGCGGTAAACATTAAATCGGACGCTTGCGTAGCCGAAAGAACATCAGACCCGTACGCATTCATAACCGACGAAATACCGTTAACGGAAACCGTTAGATCGGTAACGCCACCCTTCGCGGCTTTCTGCGCTACCTCCAAAAACTCAAATACGTTTTCTTTTGGAACGCCAGCCGAGAGAGCCTGATATAGAGCCGGGACTACCTTGTCGGGAAGTACGCCGAATTCAGTTGAAAAGTTTTTTACGTCCTTAGTCATTGCATCCATAGCCTCTTTTGAGGTTCCGGGAATAAGGGTAAAAACTTCATTCATAGAACGCTCGAAATCAGCGAACGCTATAACGCCTTTTCCGATTGCCGCAACGCCGACCGCAACGCCGGCAATAGCGCCAACCTTCACGGCGCTACCTATTGTGTCTCCAAATTTAGAAAGTTTGTTTTGCGTGTTATCGGCGGCGTCGTCAACTTGCTTAAACGTTTTTGAAGCGCTTTTGTCTTCGCCGGTGAAAACAACCGAAAGGTATTTAGTAGTCATTTTATTAGCCTTTCGATTGCGCTCTGTTTGTTTCTTCTAGGTGGTCTATGTATGAGACCAGTTCTGCCGGTGATAGGCGGCCAATATCCCACGGTTTAATTCCGTAAAGATACGACAAAGCGGGCCAAACTTTTAGAAGCTTGGCCCGCACTATTCCGGGTCGTCGTCGTTTTCTTCGGGATCGTCTAACGCGATTTCGAAATCGTCAGGGTTTAAGTCTTCGGGCCATTCCTCTAGAACGGTTTCGAGACGTAGCGTAGGTTCACCCGATGCACGCCGGGCGAGCCATAACATAATTTGTAGCGAGTCCACCGATACGGTTAACTCACCGCCCCAAAAAGCCGAGAACGGCAAACCGCCGCACGCTTTACGTACCGCGATTTGCTCGTCAAAGGGTAGGTTATTTGGACAGAAAGAATAGGCGTTACCTTTTACGGTAATTCGCAAAACTTGCTGAGCCTGTTCGTTTTCTTTACTGCGTTTGCCGATACCCGGTCTAGGTGCTGTAGCCATGTTGAAACCCTCCTGCAAGGTTTGTTATTTGTCGGGAAATGCTCGCGCGGCTACCCGGTCGATTGCGGCGGCGTGAGCTGCCACAATGTCGTTTAGGTGCCGAGCTAGTGCCGCGTTAATTGCGTACGGTCCTTCGTTTCGTTCTGCTACTTTCCAGCCTGCGCCGACCCATTCCGGGTGCTGACGTTTGCCTTCTAGTTTTGTTGCATACCAACCGGTTCGCCGTTTAGCTCCCCAAAAAGCAACGTTAGCCATAGCCGTAGGGTTTCGTTTACCCTTTGACGGTTTGATTTGGATACGTGCGCTACGTGCGTTTGCGGAACCTTTAATAGCCGAAGCGGCGCGACGCTGAATACCGCCCATAGAACGGGCTTCGTTTTGCGATACGCGTTCCGCTATTTTTGCTACGTCGCGGTTTGCTCTAGTTAGTTCTTTCGGGAATTCGGGACCGACGGCCTTTAGGGCTTTACGGAATTCGCGTAGCCCGGTTATCTCAACGGCCACGCGTTACGGCGTAGCGTCGCTATTGACCAGTACGGCGGTAATTGCTGACGCATCGGTAGACGATGCGACACACTTAAACGGAAGCGACTGCGTAAGAATCTCGCGGCCGCCGACCTGAGGGGTAGAACCGTCTACCCGAACGTTTGTAGTAATCGTTACCGAGTCGCTGCCGGAAGTGAACGAAGCGACTAGCGCAGCTTCGGTACCGGTAACGAAACGGCGGTACTGCGTAAGGTCTGTAAATTCTAGTTCGATAGTTCCGGTGTATTCACGTAGACCAGTTTCGAGAGGTTCCGAAATACGTTGGTTACCGAGGAAGCGACGTGCGTCGTCTAGTCCGTTGTTGCCGGAAATGGTCAGGCTCTTAGCGTTAACCGATACGCCACCGATAGAAACGGCCGCATGGTTAAACTTTAGCGGCTTAATTGCTGACGGATACGAAGCGGCCGCGAGAGCGACGCCAAGAGTAAAGGTTACGCCAGTACCCGACGCGGTAGCGTTAGCGGAAAGCGTCGCGGCCGTTGCGGACTGTACGGAAAGGATCGTAGCGCCGGACGGGATGCCGGTACCGGAAATCGGGTTACCAATATCGGAAGCGTTAAACGCTGCGCTAGCCGAGGTGATCGCGGCAGACCCGGAAGTAGTAACGCCGTCGGTGACGGTACGAAAGTCGATTTCACGCGAACCGACTACTTCCATTCCGAGGGTAGCAATTTCGCCAGCTGCGCAGGCGATTTCCCACGATGAAACTTTCATACCCGCATAGGTGAACGGGTACGTAGTTCCGTCGGTTGCCGGTCGGCCTACCTGAATAGTAAGCGCGTCGCCAGTAAGGTCGCCCGGTGTGAACGTATGCGTATACGGTCCCGCGCCAGTAGTAGCAACGTCACCGAACATAGCGGTAAACAGTTTGCCTAGACCACGGTTGTAAAGCTCATGCTCCACGGAACCGGAAACGGTAATATCGCCGCCGTTCCATTGCTGAGAAGCAAGCACAGTACGACCGGCAATAATGCCCGCCGACTCTAAGCGCGCGCGCTCTTGCATAAGAGACTCGGAAACCAACGGAAGAAACGCGGTAACCGTAACCGGTGTACCTACGGTGCTTTCCAATGCGTAACCGATTTGTGCGTCCATACCTGTACGGCCCATTATTTAACTTCCTTCGTCTCGACCGGTTCGGTCTTGTCTACGGCTTTAGCCGACGTTTTTAACGGTTTGTTTGTCCAGCCTTGCGCCGTCAAAAGTTCGGCGTAGGTTTCGTCCACGGTGACGGTTTCGCCATCCGCTACGACAATTTGTAACGCGGCTAGATATAGGTCGCCGCCTGTAGTGTTTGTGACCTGCATTGTTTACGTTCCTTTATAAAAGGCGGGTAGAAACTGTTACGACAACTTCTGCGAAACCGGCCGGGCCTTCGGGAAACATTGCCGAGGTTTGCCGTTCTTCGGTTACTTCTGCGGATAGAACGCCGTCGAGGTCAGCTAGGGAAGTATCGTCGGCGAGTGTGTCTTCGATTGTTGCGACGATTTGCGTTAACCGGTGCATAGTGTCGGTGAGTGTTCCGTAGCCGATCACGCGAATTTGAAGCGGCAAAGTAAAAATGTCGTCGCGTTGTTTACGTCCGCCGGTCATTACCGGAATATTTACGGTGCCGTCGATTTCGTCTAGCCATATAAGTTCGGCTTGCGTTACGCGATCGCCGGGCCAGCCCGGTTCTACTGTCACGTTTGCTAGTAGCGGCTCTGCACGTAGTAGAGATACGACGCGTTCGGCGGCTTGCCAGCGGATAGAGGTAGTAGCGGTCACGCTAGACCCGGTGCAATGTATTCGCGGAAACTGTTTAGCAGTCGGTCGACCTCTAGGAATCCAGTTGGTCGGCCTCTATTCCAGTCCGGCGTGCTATAGCGGGTCATAGAACCATCGAAGCTTTGCGCGATTACGTCGCGGGATTGTCCCGAACGGTCAGCGAAAGCAACGGACCGGCAGTATTCCGCGCACGCGCGTAGCAACGGTTCCGGCGGTGTAGCGATACCGTAGGTATAGGTCACGGTCAGTACGTCCGCTCCATACCATGCAGGACCGTAAATTAAGCCCGTAGCGGTCTCCGTAGTGAGGTCCGTTAGTAGTCCGGCTACGCCGTCAACGGTGAACGCTGAGACGCTAACTACCGGACGGTTTGCGAGCTGAACCCATTTATTAGGGCGTACCGTTTGTTCAGCGGTCGCGGTCCGCGTTTGGAAAGCGGTTTGTAGATACCGTTCGGCGATATCTTCGAACTCGGCAACTAGGTTAGTTAGTTCCGTATCCGTGTACGTCGTCTGATTAGATAACGCCGGAATACGTGAACGAACCTGCGCGGGAGTGAGATACGCCACGGCGTTTAATCCTTAGCGGCGCGACGTGCGCGCGGCTTCGGTTCGGCGGCGGTTTCGGTAACCGGGTCAACGGTAGTCGTCTCGACCTTTGCCGTATTGCGGGTTACTGGTTCTGCGAAACCGTTTGCGAATAGATCGGTTGCGACGCTTTCGGGTACGTCGAATTCGTTTCCTTTGCCCGGCCAGTCTTGGCCGTCAATGGTTCCCGAAATGTCAGCGAGCATACGAATACGCATAAAAGAAAGTTTCCTTAGTTTAGGTGGTGGCGGTTTACGCCGGTCCGGGAAGGGGATACCGAACCGACGTAAACCAAACCAAACGGCGAAGCTTTATTAGCTTGCTGCGCCGCCGACAAAGCACTTAACCGCGCCGGTCTGGTCAATGAGTAGACCATCGGTACGGAGCTGCACGCGGAACGTACGGACAGACAGGTCGAAGGCATATTCATCGGAGACAGCGACGTCGAGACCGCTAGCTTCCCGAATGAAATAGCTAGGAAAATGCCCAAATAGAACTGACTTCGCCGCGACTGCCGGGCTAGCCATTGAATCGTTCAGATAAACCGGGAAGCCAAGAAGGCTATCCGGGTCGCCGTTCATGCCGGGAGCAAAAAGGTAGTGATCGTTTGTCGATCCCTTAAGCTTACGAGCTGCGGCCATAGCGGTGTTGTTCATCATCCAGCCAATGCCGGGCTGAGACGTGTAAGCCGATCCAACGGAATAACGAAGATCGATCAGATCGTCCCCGCTGAACGCACCGACAACACCGGCGGAACCGGTCTTACCAGCGGTTGCGCTAGTGACGATACCGGTTGGCTTGCTCGATCCGTCGCCCGTGGTCATATGTCCACGAGTAGCGACACCGATAGCGGTACCGGCCTGACGTGCGAGGAAGCCCGCAACGTCTACGGCACCATCGGTTGCCAATTCATTAGAGAGCTGTACAAGCACGCTGTACTTGTAAGCTCCGAGCGCGCGGGTAGCAAGGGTCGGGTCAGAAGCTGTAGTAGCTGAAGCTTCGCCAACGATTGCGGCGGTTGAAAACGCGGTGGACGTAGGAACGTTCAGCGTTTCGCCGGTGTTCGTGGTAACGACAGTAGCGACGTTACGAACAACGTTCGTCTGCACGAGGTGCTCGACGATGCGATCGTAAACGGAAGTAGGAACCGCACCGCCCGAAGACGACTTAGTAATCGCGCGCTTTTCAAAACGTGCGTTACGAATCTCGCCATTCATAAGTGAACGAACGGTATCTTCGTCGGTGTTTTCAAACGAAGCGGTAACGGTTGCGCCGAGGTCGGCCGGGACGCCAAGACGGGCGCGGCTTTCTTCGATATCGCGATTACGCTGCTCCGCGTCAATGATTGACTTAATACGCGCATCGGCGGTATCAAGTTCTGCGTTAATGCGGTCGAATTGCTCTGATTCCTCTGCGGACAGGTCGCGGGCTTCGGTAGCGGCGTGGTCAAGTAGACCCTTTGCCTGCTCCCATGCGCGGGCGCGCTGTTCGCTAAGGTTCTTAATAAACTCCGACATAGTGGAGTCCTTTCCTTAGTTGGATTTTTATAGGGGTAGCAAGTGAAGAACCGCGGTGGTGCGCATAGCGTCCGGGCGCGGTTTTCGGGTCGCTGGTTACTTACGCTTTCGCGCTAGTTCTAAATACCGTCGTGCGATATCTACAGACCGTCCCGGTTCGGGAGTGTCGGTAGCATCGTCGGCGGTGCGTACGGTTGCTCCGGTCGTCGCCGCGTAGGCAGGCTGACCGCTGACTACGGAAACTTCGTGCAGGCGAATCTCGCGCAGCGTGCGCGCGGAACCGTCCGCGCTCCAAGAGTCGCCGGATTTCGGAACGGTAAAACCAAAGCTCATAGAGTGAACCACGCCTTCGCGGAGAAGTACCGAAAGGTCACGACCAGCGGTCGTATCGGGAAGCGTCATATTAACGCGTAGCCCGCGCTCATCCTCTACAAGTTGTAGCGAATTATTTTTCGTCGTCGCTAGTGGCATATCGGAATTATGATTTACGTATGCGCGAATTTCTTTGCCGGAATTGAGCGAACGTTTAAACGCGCCGGGTGCGATGGTCTCAATAAACGGCAGCGGTTCGCTAGGTGAATTGAAGACGGCAGCGTAACCAGTAAACGAACGCGCGAAACCTTCGGCGTCTTCGTCGCTAGCTTCTAACGTCCCTACCTCGACGGTGCGAAACTCTACGTCACGCCCGGCGATACGGCGAGCCTCTAC